ATCTAACCATCGTAATGAAATTGTAGAGAATTTAAGAGAATATTATGTGGATAATCCGATTTATTAATATTTATATGAAAATAATATGTCTGCTGGAAGATACTCATTTACAATTGAACAAGGAGCAACTCTAGATTTTGAGTTAGCCTATAAAGACTCTAGTAATAACCCCATAGACCTAACAGGATATCAGGGCAGAATGCAAATTCGTCCTTCTGTAGGATCTGATACTGTATACATTACATTATCAAGTAGTTTAGAACCAGATGGAACAGGATTAAATTTTAGTGGATCTGACGGATTAAACCCTCCTACATCGGGTACTATAGGAATTTTTATATCTGCTAATTCCTCTTCTTTATTGAATTTTAATGAAGCCTCTTATGATCTAGAGCTAGCTACAGGAAGTGAATTTCCAATAGTCACAAGACTATTAGAAGGAAATGTTAAGTTAAGCAAAAATGTAACATTAGGCAGTTTTTAATGAACAAGGTAGTTCCCTTAAAAACTTTGTCTAAAATAATAGTAACAGAAAACTGTGGAGATGTAATAATTGTTTCTATGGTAGATACTAGTGTTATTTTAACAAAACTTAACAACATAGTAAATATAAGAAACTGTGAGTCGTAACTCAATCAACATATCAGACCAACCAAACCAAATTATCTTACAAGACCAAAATGAAAAGGTTATTGTTACGGATAGAGTTTGTAATAAGTCTGTTACTATTGAATTACCTCAAACTAGCTTAATTGTTCAAGAAGAATATACCCAAGTAGTAACAATTAGTGAAGGAGCCACAGGTAAATCCGGTACAAGTGGTTCATCAGGCACTTCTGGTACAGCAGGAACTAGTGGGACAAGTGGTACTTCTGATAGATTTTCTACTACTTCTTCCACAGAATTTTCAATCCCAACTTCTACAGGGATAGAAATATCTTTAACAATAGAAACTGGATTACAATGGTCCGCAGGTTTATCTGCTCTAATAGCATCTACTACAGACCCTATAAATGATAGTTTTACAGCAACTGTATTAGAATACACAAGTGGAACTGGAGAGTTAAGAGTATCTTCTACTTCAACTGGAGACGGAAGTACATATGATGATTGGACCATAAACCAAGAAGGTGCTCCAGGTACACCTGGTACTTCAGGCACAAGTGGCACATCAGGTTCCTCAGGCACAAGTGGCACATCAGGTACAGGTGGCACTTCAGGTACTTCAGGCACATCAGGTGAAGATGGTACCTCAGGCTCTAGTGGCACAGCAGGTAGAGATGGTACTTCAGGTTCTTCAGGTACAAGTGGCACATCAGGTTCTTCAGGTACAAGTGGCACATCAGGTACCTCAGGTACCTCAGGTACTTCAGGTACTAGTGGTTTAACAGGTTCTTCAGGCACTTCAGGTACATCAGGTGAAGATGGTACTTCAGGCTCTAGTGGCACAGCAGGTAGAGATGGTACTTCAGGTTCTTCAGGTACAAGTGGTACATCAGGTTCTTCAGGTACAAGTGGCACATCAGGTACTTCAGGTACTTCAGGTACTAGTGGTTTAACAGGTTCTTCAGGTACTTCAGGTACATCAGGTGAAGATGGTACTTCAGGCTCTAGTGGCACAGCAGGTAGAGATGGTTCTTCAGGTACAAGTGGCACATCAGGTTCTTCAGGTACAAGTGGCACATCAGGTACCTCAGGTACTTCAGGTACTAGTGGTTTAACAGGTTCTTCAGGTACTTCAGGTATATCAGGTGAAGATGGTACTTCAGGTTCTAGTGGCACAGCAGGTACAAGTGGCTCCTCAGGCACATCAGGCACTTCAGGATTATCAGGCACATCAGGTTCTAGTGGTTCCTCAGGCACAAGTGGTACATCAGGTTCTAGTGGCACTTCAGGTACTTCTGGGGTTAGTTTACAAATAGTAAGTGGTTCTGTAGATATTACAGAAGTTAATAGGTTAGAGATTTCAGGAAGTGGAGAATTAACAGATTTAGGAGGAGGAACAGCTAGATTAGAAATATCAAGTGGGGGTGAAGGAGGAAATACTACCCAATATCAAACTGGTTCCTCACCTGCAGTAGATTTATCTACCCTTAAAATATTGGATTTTGATAATAATGTATTTGTTACAGCTAGTGGCGGGCAGTTAATATTACAATTTGGAACCCCATCATTACCTGTACCTGGAACCCTTACTACATCAGGATTTAACACAGATAGATTTAGTGGCCCAGGTGCGGGTTCATATGTAATAGATGATAATTATACATTTAGTTTTCCATATACATTAGATGCTACTAATACATTTAATTCAGCTTCTTTATTAGCAGATATTAATGGGGTTGAAACCCAAATTGATACTATTAGTGTAGATAGCTCTCCTATAACGTTTGATATACAAGATTATGTAAGCTATTTACATTCGGGTTCTCATACATTTAAAGCTGGATTAAATGTTCAATTAGAAGATGGATCAGACATAAGTATAGATTCGGGGGATGCCTCAGGTACTACTTTAAGTAAAGCTAACCCAAATCAACCCAATTATACATTTACATGGACAGGGTTATCAAATGATAATTATATAACTAACAAAACTAATAATTCTACATCCGCTATAGAAAGAGGAGTTACGGGAGATGCTACATATATTTCTGCTAGTAGCGCCACATTAAGAGGATGGGCTGAAACAAGTGTAGAAAATAATAAGAGTGGTAATACTATAACATTTACAGCTACGGGTGACCCCTCTAATTTAACAATAACGGGTAATTACAATTCGAATGGATTAGGTACCCCTACAACAACAACTGTTAATAGAAGTAAAGCATTTAACCGTATTATTAGTTTAAGATATGCGGCTTTTCCATCAGGTCATTTTACTAGTAATTTATCTCCTACAGAGGCGGAATTATTAGATGTAGCAGATTGGACAGATAATGGGGGTACACTTGATTTTAACAACCAAAATCCAAATGGTGACACCTTTACAATATCATGGTCCGGAGACAAATATATTTATATTGTGATGGATGATGCATACACTCTTAACGCAATTAGTATTGATGGTTTTGGATCTATAGGAGCCTTCACTACAGGTACTATAGGGGGTTATAGATTTTATGTAACAACATTTATTCAATCCGGAGGAGGGGGATCATCAGCAGATTATGAATTATCAACTTAAGTAGATGCCGTATACTCTCCCCCAAGGCTTCCAAATAGGTAATACAGATCCTGTTGACTCTAGAATAACTGTAGCAGATGCAACTGCAAGAAAGGGGTTTTCTATAAATAATGTATTTGAAGGGTTAATAGTTTATCAACAAGATACTAATGAATTATATGTCTTAACTGATCCTAGTAATGTAGGAAATGATAATGGATGGACTGAAATAGCAGGGGGCACTAGTATTACAAATCCTGGTGATAATAGAATCCTTACATCGGATGGTACCTCAACAGGAATCCTCGCAGAAGAACATATGTTATTTACTGGTAGTTTATTATCAATAAGTAGCAGTATAGAAATAACAGGATCTACAGGTACAACTCCTTTTATTATAAAACTTGAAAATGGTAACGGCCAAGATGAAAAGCTTAAAGTTAATAATGAAGGTGTATTAACCTTAGGCAACATGAATTCCGCCCCAACCGCAATTACAGGTGGACTTTATTATTCAAATGGAAGTTTTTATATGGGAATTGAATAATCATATATGTATAATCAAATTTAAAAATAAAACAAAATGGCTGAATGGAAAAAAGTAGTAGTTAGTGGTAGTGATGTATCACAACTAAATAACGACGCAGGATATTTAACAGCAGCTGATGCTGCTCCTAATGCATTTGCTACTGCTTCGTTTAATGGAACTAATTTAATAGCAGATCAAGGTGCTGATACTTTAAACTTTGCTTCAAGCTCAGACCAAGGTTTAGATATTAGTGCTGCCGCCGGTTCAGATACTTTAACCTTTGGTTTAAGTGCTATTCCTAACACAAGCTTAGCTAACTCTACTATTAGTGGTGTTTCACTTGGTGGTAACTTAGCAAATTTAACTATTGGTAATGGTTTAGCTTCAAGTGATGCTTATAATGGTAGCACTGCTAGAACAGCAGCAGTTGGAGCAGGCACTCACAATACTAATGATGTTGCTGTTAATACCTCAACATTAACCCAAGCTATTTCAGGTTCTATTCTTTCCACTATTTCAGGTGATGTTAATGTAGATGTTGATGGAAATTCAGTAATTCAAGCAAGTGCTGTTGAAGGTACAATGCTTAACAGCGACGTTGCTGATGGTACTACGATTACACTTTCATCAAATACATTATCTACCCTTAAAGTACCTAATGCTTTAACAGCAGGAACAGGTTTATCTTCTACTAATGGCACTTTTGATGGTTCAGGAGCAGCTACATTTAGTGTAGATTATGGTTCTTCAGCAGGTGATGCTGTAGAAGGTAATACTCAAATTACATTTGCTGGTACTGCTAATGAAATTACAATAGATGGTGGTTCCTCAATTACTTTAGGTACCGGTGGTACTGTAACGTATGGATTAGCAGACACAATTGCTGGCAATAGAACATTCTCAGGTGACACTATTACAATTAATAAGGATCTTGTTGTTCAAGGTACAGCTTCGTTCCAAAACACAGAAAACTTATTAGTTGCTGACCAATTTATTCTATTAAATTCTGGATCTGCAGGAACTGCCCCTGGTGGTATTGTTATTCAACAAGCTACCCAAGATGTAGGTGAAACATTTGCTTGGAGTTCAGCTGACGTAAGATGGGGTGTTACAGGTAGTTTCTCAGCAGATGCTACTACATTTTCCCCAGATGCTTTTGTTAATTTTGTAGTAGAAGGAACTACTGCTGATCCCGATACTGAAGTTGTTGCTAAATACGATAAAAAAGGCAACATGTTTGTTGGAAGCGATAGTGAAATTTGGATTTACGTTTAATATTTAATTTAATTAGTTATGGGATTATTTGATAAAGTACAAACTCAACAACAAAAAGCTAAACCTTCACCAACAAGTAACTTGGATAAGCAGGAAATTGAATTTATATTAAATACTATTAAAGAATCTAACTTTAAAGGAGAAGATTTAGATACTCTCTATAAAGTAGTAGTTAAGTTACAAAACCAATATGTTAAATTAGGAACATGAGTTATACAATTGAAGAATTAAGCGTACTAAGAGAATCATTAAACCATATAACAATAAAAGGTTCGGATGCTCAAAGAATATCTACCTTACAAATAAAATTAGAAACAAATATTTCTGATTTAAATAAATCTAAAACTCCTCCAAAAAAGACTACATCTAAGTAATTTTTTTCATATTTATAGCAAATATTGTTGGCCCGTAAGGGAAGTGGGCATCACACTTTGATGTAACCAACCGCAGTGAATTGAAATGCCAAATTGGAAAAAGGTCATAACATCCGGTAGCACTGCTATCCTTAACGAAATTACCTCAAGTGGGGGTATAACAGGGGATCTAAAACTTCAACAAGAATTAGAAGCAAACCAAACTGTAGGAGGGGTATCCTCGGGAACAACATTTGACCAAGGATCTTCAGTAGAAACTTTACTTAGGAGTATATTAATTACATTTATTCAATCTTCATTAGGAACCCCTGGACTACAAACTACTGCTGGGGGTAGTATAGGAACAGGTACAAGAGAGGTAGGAACAAGTAGTAACTTTACTGCGGGTAAAGTAACATTTACAGCAGGGTCAAATTCCCCAAATGGGTTATTTCCTCATCAACTTACAGTTACAGCATCAAATGCTGATACTGGCAATTTCCAAGAAGATTTAACATCCGAAACTTTAGGAAGTAGTAATACTTTTAATTTTGCTTCAGGTCATACACTTGGTATGACCTCCTTTACAAGTAATAGTAAAAGTATTTCCCTTAGAATAAGAGCGTTTGATCAAACTAACAGCGCTGAGCTAAATGCTTATAGATATTATACTTTTGTATATCCTATATATTATAATGTAAGTACTACAGATTTATCATCTGCGACATCAACTGATATAGAAGATGATGGTGCTACTAAATTAACAAAAACTAAGCCTTCTAGTCAAGATGTAACATGGTCTGCTTCTTCCCAATTTCTTCAATTTGCGTATCCTTCTAGATATGGAAATTTATCCCAAATTAAGGATGGAAATGGCTTTACTGTTACTAATAGTTTTACTAAATACACTATAACTATCGATGGAGGAAATGGATGGACAGGAGTTGAATATTTTATTTATCAATCTAATGGTACTACTTCTATTTCCTCACAAACCTATCAATTTATATTCTAATGCCAATATCAGTAGGAGACGGATTCACAGTAGGTAATGACCAACCCGTAGACGCAAGGTTCACGCTGGCTAATTCCACTGAAAGGTTTAGTTTAGCAACAGACAATGTATTTGAAGGCCTTACAGTATATCAAACAGGATCTGGAGTAGAAGGTTATTTTATCCTTACTGATTTAAGTAATTATGCTAATATTAATGGTTGGACTGAAATTCCTTTAGGACCAGGAGCTTCAGGCAGTTCAGGTACCTCAGGTACCTCAGGTGAAAATGGAGCAGATGGTACATCAGGATCATCAGGTACTTCAGGATTATCAGGTTCTTCAGGTACATCAGGTACAAGTGGCTCCTCAGGTACATCTGGTACAAGTGGTTCCTCAGGTACTAGTGGCACATCAGGTTCTTCAGGCACCTCAGGTACAAGTGGTTCCTCAGGTACTTCAGGTACATCAGGATCATCAGGTACTTCAGGTACATCAGGATCATCAGGTACCTCAGGTGAAAATGGAGCAGATGGTGCTAATGGTACCTCAGGTACTTCAGGTACATCAGGATCATCAGGTACTTCAGGTACATCAGGATCATCAGGTACCTCAGGTGAAAATGGAGCAGATGGTGCTAATGGTACCTCAGGTACTTCAGGTACATCAGGATCATCAGGTACCTCAGGTGAAAATGGAGCAGATGGTGCCAATGGTACCTCAGGTACTTCAGGTACATCAGGATCATCAGGTACTTCAGGTACATCAGGATCATCAGGTACCTCAGGTGAAAATGGAGCAGATGGTGCTAATGGTACCTCAGGTACTTCAGGTACATCAGGATCATCAGGTACTTCAGGTACATCAGGATCATCAGGTACCTCAGGTGAAAATGGAGCAGATGGTGCCAATGGTACTTCAGGTACTTCAGGTACATCAGGATCATCAGGTACTTCAGGTACATCAGGATCATCAGGTACCTCAGGTGAAAATGGAGCAGATGGTGCCAATGGTACCTCAGGTACTTCAGGTACATCAGGATCATCAGGTACTTCAGGTGAAAATGGAGCAGATGGTACTTCAGGTACATCAGGATCATCAGGTTTACTAAATCTTACAGGAACTACTCAAGATGGTGTTATTACTTATGATGGTACAGGTGGGGGTGTTGTAAATGCTAATCTTAATTTTGATGGTACTTTATTAGACATTACTGGAGAAGTAACAATATCGGATACTATTGAAGTACCGAATATGCCTACAGGAGTAGATAATTCTGTTGTTATCAAAGACTCAGACAATGTTTTAAAAACAGATGAAATTGATTCTAGAGTTTGGGGTTCAGCTTTAGTAGATGCTTCAAATGGAGTAAATAATAGAATAGCAACATTTACTGATTCCAATTCAATAGATGGGGATGCTAATTTTACTTTTGATGGAACTGATGCCATTTTATCAGGTATTTTAGCAGCTAGTACTATTAAAATAACCCCCCAAGGTGCTTCTTCAGCAGGTACATATGGTCCTGGCTCTCGTATATTTTATACTAGCGTTACTAGTCCTGATCCTATTTCAGCAGGATATGTTTATTATTACAATAGTGCAGCATGGGGCAGTGCTGACGCCGATAATGAATCTACATCTAAAGGATGGATGGCAGTAGCAACAGCAGCAGCAGCAGCAGGTGACCCCTCAGATGGTATGCTTTTAGAAGGACCAGTATACATGGCCACTGATCCCGGAGGTAGTGCTGGAGACCCTGTTTATTTATCAACAGCAGTAGGGAGGCTAACATCAACCCAACCAGGAACAGGAAAAATTGTTAGAATAATGGGGTATAAAATATCTACTAATGTAGTTTATTTTAACCCATCCCCAGATTATATTAAGAAAGCATAATATGCCTACAATAAATGTCTCAACGGCTGCTTATTCCAGATTAGTAAATCAACCAAGTCACAATGCTGTTCGAAATGGTACAACTGGTCAATCTGCAAATATTTCAGGCCAATCTGCAAATGCTTTTTCTTATGTAGCTTCTAGTGGAGGAAGAGGTTTAGCATATAATATATATAGAACTTTTCTTTATTTTGATACCACCGCAATTACAGGAACAGTTAGTGCTGCCTCTGTAAATGTTAAAGGTTTTAGTAGTAGTGGAGGTAGAAGAATATTAGTACCAAGTACCGCTTTTGGTGGAGATGGACAAAGTGCCATAACAGGAGGAGATTATAGTAATTTAAGTTTTAACACTAATTACAATGATAACTTTAATGGGTGGAATACTAGTTCTAATAATGTCTTTACTTTAAAAAGTACGGCATTCTCGGACATGCAAACTAATGACTACTTTATTTGCGCTGTTATACAATACGATAATGATTATAGTAATTCTGATCCCGGTTCAGCTGTAAGTTATATATTTGGAATAGATGCAAGTGTAGCAGCAAATATATATTTAGATTATACCTTAACAGGCGGAGGGTCAGGTCCAGCAGGTGTTGCCGAAGTAGACGGGATAGCCACAGCTAACATAAATAATTGGAATGGTACTGTTTGGGGGGATATTGATTCTATAAATGGTATTACTTAATTTTGCTTTTGTTGGAATTTATAATATTTATAAACAAACAACATGGCAAATACCCCTATATGGCCCGGCTCTAGTTCATTTTTCCCCGGGGATACTCCTTTTGGTTTTTATGATAATGATATAGAATTTCAAACTGATGCTGAAAAGGTAGCGGTATTTTGTTCACGCCGTTTAGGATATCCTCTTACAGATGTAGAATTACAAGATATTAATTTTTATACGGCATTTGAAGAAGCAGTAACTACTTATGGTAATGAAGTATTTGCTTTTAAGGCAAGTGAAAATTATTTATCCCTAGAAGGAGCTACTACAGGATCCAATTTAAATTATAAACTTACCCAACCTAATTTGGGGAGAACAATACAAATAGCAGAACAATATGGAGTTGAAGCTGGTGTAGGAGGTAATGTTGAATATAGAACAGGTAGCATTGAAATGACAAAAGGTACTCAAGTATACGATTTACAAGAGTTTGCTGATTCTATAAGTGAAAGTAAAAATAATATAGAAGTTAAAAAAATATTTTATGAAGCTAGACCTGCAATTGTCCGTTTCTTTGATCCCTATGCAGGAGTAGGAACATCAGATATGGGGAGTTTTATGGACCAATTTGGATTTGGAGGAATGTCCCCAGGTATCAATTTTATGATGATGCCTATAAATTATGACCTAGCAAAACTCCAAGCTATTGAATTTAATGACCAAATTAGAAAATCTAATTATAGTTTTGAATTAGTAAATAATAAGATTAGAATATTCCCAATTCCTTTAAGAGATGAAAAATTATATTTTAATTATATCCTCAAATCGGATAGAAATAACCCAATAGTCTCAGGAAGTGCTGGTGTAGGAGTTATAACAGATGTTTCTACAGTACCTTATACTAACCCTACTTACGCTTACATTAATTCCATAGGGAGACAATGGATATTTGAATATGCTTTAGCCTTAACTAAAGAAATGTTAGGTTACATAAGAGGCAAATATACCACTATCCCAATCCCAGGATCAGATACTACACTTAATCATAATGATTTAATTACAGCCGCAACTTCTGAAAAAACTGCTTTATTAGAAAGATTAAGAGGTTATCTAGAAGAAACTTCCCGTAATAAATTATTAGAAAAAAAAGCTAATGAAGCTGAGTTTTTACAAAAAGATTTAAATAACGTACCCCGCACAATTTTTATTGGATAATGGCATTATTTGGAGGAACTAGAGATATTAATCTATTTAAAAAAGTTAATAGAGAATTACTAGGTGATATAATTACTCAACAATGTTCTGTATATAAACTAAAACTACAAGAAACTACTTTTAATTTATATGGTGAAGCAGCAGGGGGGAAATTTTATAATGGTCCTACATTATTTAACGTACTAATAGATAGACGTGATCAAGAATATCCTGAAAATGACTTAGGTGTAGACTTTAATTGGGGTATTACTTTTAAATTTTTTAGAGAAGATTTAATGGAAGCAGGGGTATTAATGGAAGTAGGAGACATTATATTATACCAAGAAGGATATTATCAAGTAGATACTGTTGTAGCTAATCAATATTTTATGGGTAAAAATCCTGAATTTCCTAATGACGTAAACCCCCTAAATCCGGGTTTAGACAAATTTGGAGCTAGCCTCTCAGTTATATGTGAAACTCACTATGAACCCGCTGATAAATTTGGCATAACTAAAGAAAGGTAATGGCAGGCAAAACCCCAATCCCTAAATCACAAAGAGAAATATCCCTTTCCCAAATTACCCCTACGGATCCTCATAGGGGTAATCCTAATACTCCTATTGACACTAGGACTAATAACCAAGTTGTTAACCCTGAAAGAGCAAAACAACTCTCCCAAAAAGATGATACCCATAAACCTTTAACAATAGGCATTAAGGACATAGATGAAACTATTAAATATTATTTTGATAATGTAATCCGCCCTTCAGTAATCCAAAATGGTAATAGGATAGCTGTCCCCGTAATATATGGTTCCCCTGAACGTTGGAAATCAGTACAAAAGGATGGATATTATAGAGATGATAAAGGTAAAATTATGGCTCCTATTATTATGTTTAGGAGAATAAATATAGATAGAGTTAGGGGTATTACTACTAAAATAGATGCTAATTATCCTCAAACTTATAGGGTTTTTCAACAAAAATACACTCGTCAAAATTCTTATAATAATATAAGTATTTTAAATGGATATGAACCTATTAAAACTTATCAAGCAGTAGTTATGCCTGATTATGTAAATTTATTATATAGTTGTATAGTTTACACTTACTATGTCGAACAATTAAACCATATAATAGAAGCTATTAATTTTGCAGCAGACACTTATTGGGGAGATCCTGAAAGGTTTAAATTTAGAGCTTTAATTAGTAGTTATCAAACAGTAACAGAAATTCAAGCAGGTTCCCAACGTATGGTAAAAGCAAATTTTGATATAAAAATGCCGGGATATATTATTCCTAATGTAGTTCAAAAAGATCTTAATGCTTTGAACAAATACTCTACTGACTCTAAAATAAACTTTACAAGTGAAACCTCTGAAGCTCTTACAAATGAAAGAAAGAATCGTTTCTTAGATGACATTAATACCAATTTATAAAAATTTTACCATATTTATATTCAAAAGTATTATATTATGGAAAATGTTATATCATTAGAAGAACAAGAATTAAAGGAATTAAAAGAATTACAACAAGAACAAAATAATTTAATAGATTCTTTTGGCCCAGTTGAATATCAAATTCAATCTCTTGAGTTACAAAAAGAAAAATTTATTGAAAAACTAGATAAAGTAAAACAAAAAGAAATTGAAATAGCTAATACTTTAAATAAAAAATATGGAGATGGGGTCATTAATTTAGAACATGGAACCATTTCTAAACAATAAAACGCAACTTGAAAAACTTTGATATTTATCAACAAAATTAATTTAAAATAACATGGCAGAACAAATAATCTCACCAGGAGTATTTACAAATGAAAGTGTTCCTGTGACAACTGAAGCCCCCGTAGTACCTGTAGGTGCTGCTATTATAGGTCCTACAGTATTAGGTCCTGTTGGGGTTCCTACTATAACAACAACTTATAGTGACTATATACAAAAATTTGGTGGTACCTTTGTTAGTGGAGGTGTAGCTAGAAACTATTTTACCAATATAGCAGCTTACAACTATTTCCAACAAGGAGGACAACGTTTATTAGTAACTAGAGTAGCTAGTGCTTCAGACGCTGGTAATGCTTTTACAGCAGCAACTTCTTCTCAAATTGAAACGGGTAGTGATGGTGGTGCTTTAGCGGATAATAATGTATTCCAAATTAATACCATTTCTGAAGGGGATAAAATGAATACTGGTGACACCGAAGCCGCAGGTAATACTCTTCCAACAGGTACTAAAGACAATTTAAGATGGGAAATTTCCCAAGCAGACACAGGATCTGGTACTTTTACTTTAAGTGTTAGACAAGGTGATGATAGAAATTCTGAAAAGATTATATTAGAAACCTTTAGAGGAGTTAACCTAGACCCACGTTCACCAAACTTTATTGCTAAAAGAGTTGGTAACCAAGTCAAATCTATTGCAGGAGATAGTTCAAACGGATATTATGTCAGTGTAACAGGACAATACCCAAATATTAGTAAATATGTGGTAATTAATTCAGTTAATTATACTACTCCTGATTATTTAGACGAAGATAATAATATTAGAATAGCAGCGGATGCCTTTAAAATACCTGCTAATCAAAGTGGTTCATTTGGAAATGCAAGTGGTACAATTTTTGGAGCTCAAGCTGCAGGTACTTTATATAATGAAAATATTGTAGATAAAAATACTCAAGGACTAGAAGGTGACGATTATGAAGGTGCAATTAATCTTTTAAAGAATAAAGATGAATTCCCTTATAATGTGTTATTTACTCCGGGATTACTTTATAACCAATCCAGTCATAAAACACAATTAGATAGTATTATTACTAATTTAACTGCTAGGGGTGATGCTTTGATTCCAATAGATTTAGTTCCATATAATGCTGCTTTATCAACTGTAACTACTCAAGCAGGTACTTTAAATACTTCATATGCGTCTTCTTATTGGCCTTGGGTTAAAGTACGTGATGAAGATTTAAATAAAAATGCTTGGGTGCCTGCATCAACCATTATCCCATCAGTATATGTTTTTAATGATAATAATGCTGAAGCTTGGTTTGCTCCCGCAGGCTTTACTAGAGGATCTATGCCTAAAGTAATAGCCCCTGAAAGAACATTACCAAGATCTTCAAGAGATACTTTGTATACTAATAAAGTAAATCCTATTGCTACATTCCCCAACACAGGTGTTGTAGTATACGGTCAAAAAACACTTCAAACAAAAGCCTCTGCAACGGATAGAGTTAATGTTAGAAGATTGTTAATTTCTTTAAAAAACTTTATCAATAATGTAGCTCAAGATTTAGTATTTGAACCTAATTCTTTAGCAACTAGAAATAGTTTCTTGGCAGTTGTTAATCCTTATCTTGAAGTTGTACAACAAAAACAAGGTTTGTACGCCTTTAAAGTAGTAATGGATGCTACTAATAACGGCCCTGATGTTATTGATAGAAACGAATTAAGAGGTGCTATTTATCTCCAACCCGTTAAGACTGCAGAATTTATAATACTTGATTTTAATGTCTTACCAACAGGTGCTGAATTCCCTACCGCTTAATTAAATAAATAATTAAAATAAACATTTGAAAATAAAATAACATGGCAGAACAAATAATCTCACCAGGAGTATTTACTAATGAGGATGTGCCTACAATATTAGAAGCAGCAGCCGCCCCTGTAGGGGCAGCTGTTGTGGGTCCTACCCCTTTAGGACCCGTAGGTATTCCTACTACAGTAACTACTTTTAGTGACTTCAAAACTAAATTCGGAACTACTTTTTTAAGTGGTGGAGAAGATTACTCATTTTTAACTTCAATAACAGCCCAAAATTACTTCCAACAAGGAGGTACTAATTTATTAGTACAAAGGGTAGTTCGTGACTTTACCTCTTTCACTTCTTCAGTATCTACTAAAGTAGGAAATAGTGCAAGTTATGATGGCACTTATACAGGAACTGGTGTATTCGAATTAACAACAATTTCTCAAGGAGCTGTGATGAATAGTACTTCGTCTACTGACTTCTATAATAGTCACGCTACTTCAACTTTAGTAAGTGGTTCTAAAGATAATTTAAGATGGGAAATTACTTCTAGAGATGAAGCTTCAGGTACTTTTACCCTTATTATCAGACAAGCTGATGATAAATCTACGGATAAAAAAGTAATTGAAACCTATAGAGGTGTAAGCTTAGACCCTTTTTCAGACAATTATATTTCTAAATTAATTGGAGATACTTATTCTGAAGTAGGAATTGACCCCGATAATAGCGACTATTATGTAAAAATTAATGGTGAATATCCTTCTAAAAGTAATTATGTATATGTTTCAGCAGTAAATGAAACAACTCCTAATTATTTAGATGCAGCAGGTAATATAAGTAATGCTGATTTCACCGCTTCAGTTCCTGCTATTCAAAATGGAGCTTTTGCTTCAGGAAAAGGACTTGTAGTTCCCGCAGGTGGATGTAATATGAATGAAAATATTACTAATACTAATTCTCAAGGATTAACCCCTTCAGCTGATTATTCAAATTTTGTTGATATTTTAAAAAATAAAGATCAATATAAATTTAATGTAATATCTTTACCTGGATTAATATATGAATTTGCAACTCACAAAAGTATAATTGATGAGCTTATCACCGATATACAGACTAGAACAGATGCTCTTATACCTATTGATTTAGTTACTTATGGAAAAGATGTAAGTGACGTAACTACTCAAGCTAATTTATTAAATACCTCATATGGTGCTTCATATTGGCCTTGGTTGTTAACAAACGATTCACAAACTGGTAAAGCAGTTTGGTGCCCTGCATCAACTCTGATCCCATCAGTATATGTCTTTAATGATAACACATCAGCTGCATGGTTTGCTCCTGCAGGTTTAACTAGAGGTAATATAGCAAATGTAGTTCTTCCTGAAAGAACATTACCTAGAGCTGATAGAGATACTTTGTATGAAAATAAAGTAAACCCACTTGTTAAATTCCCATCTACAGGTGTAGCGGTATATGGTCAAAAAACATTACAATCAGCGGCATCAGCAACTGACAGAGTTAATGTTAGAAGATTGTTAATAACACTTAAAGACTTTATTGGTAATGTTGCTCAAAATTTAGTATTTGAACCTAACTCTTTAGCAACTAGAAATGCTTTTCTTGCAGTTGTTAATCCTTATATGGAATTAGTACAACAAAGACAAGGCATATATGCTTTTAAAGTAGTAATGGATGATACTAACAATGGTCCTGATGTAATTGATAGAAATGAGTTGAGAGGTGCTATTTACCTCCAACCCGTAAAATCTGCGGAATTTGTAGTACTCGACTTCAATGTCTTACCAACAGGTGCTGAATTCCCAGCTTAATAAGTTTTATAATTTTAAATTAAATACAACGCAAACAAAATAAAAATAAGAAAATATGGCAGTATTAGATACAAACGAGCTGTTTTTTACAGCGTTTGAACCCAAACAACAGAATAGATTCTTAATGTCAGTTGATGGCATTGAGTCATATATAGTAAAAGGTGTTGGTGCTATTACATTAACACAAGGTGAAGTAACTCTTAATCACATTAACGTGTACAGAAAAGTTAAGGGTAAAACAACTTGGGGTAATGTTCAGTTAACCTTGCACGACCCCATTTCTCCTTCGGGAACCCAACAAATAATGGAATGGGTAAGATTACACCACGAATCCGTAACAGGTAGAGATGGTTATTCTGATTATTACAAAAAGGACTTAACATTAAGTGTTTTAGGTCCTGTCGGTGATATAGTTTCAGAATGGATTTTGAAAGGATGCTTTATTGTAGACGCTAATTTCGGTGATTATAGCTGGGATACAGAAAATACAGCTCAGTCTATTACAATGACTGTAGCACCTGACTACTGTGTATTAAACTATTAATTAATACAAAACTTTAATAAGGAAAGCGCACGAAAGTGCGCTTTTCTTGTTTTTTTATATATTTATATCAAACATTAAAAGTTATTAACAAATGAGTGATGAAAAAACAGTTAAAGCTCCTGAAATAGAGCCTGTGGAAAAAAAATTCCAATTTCCTACAGAAATTATAGAGTTACCTTCAAAAGGTTTACTTTATCCTAAAAACAATCCCTTATCTTCTGGTAAAGTTGAAATGAAATACATGACAGCTAAAGAAGAAGATATATTAACTAACCAAAATTACATTAGACAAGGCATTGTTCTTGACAAGTTGATGCAATCGCTGATTGTTTCAAAGTGTAATTATGATGACCTTGTAGTAGGCGATAAAAACGCTATAATGGTTGCCTCTCGCATTTTAGGCTATGGTAAAGATTATACCTTTGAATACGAAGGACAAGAGGTTACAATTGATTTATCTGAAATTGATCCTAAATGGATTAAAGAAGAAGATTTAGTAGAATCTAATAATAATGAATTCCACTATACTCTTCCTCATACTGAAACACCCGTAACATTTAAAATCTTAAATAATAAAGATGAAAAAATGATTGAAGGTGAAGTAAAAGGTTTAAAAAAAATAAACAAACAATCCTCAGCTGAATTATCAACTAGATTAAAGCACATGCTTTTATCGGTAAATGGGGATGACTCAAAGAAAACTATTAGAGAATTTGTTGACAAATATTTCTTAGCTCGTGATTCAAGAGCATTAAGAGAGCATATCAAGGAGATCCAGCCCGATATGGACTTAACATTTGATTTTTACCCCGAAGATGGTGGTGATACTCAAGAAGATGTTAAGATCCCTATCGGGGTCACGTTTTTTTGGCCTGACGCCTGAATATAGATTAAATATGTTTGGGATGATACATGATATAGTGTATCATGGTAATGGGGGATTTGATTGGCATACAGTATACAACATGCCTATTTGGTTGCGAAAATTTACATTTAATAAAATATTAGATTTTCTAAAACAAAAAAATGAAGCATCCCAGCCAACCCAATCTTCAGGAGGTAGCAGACAAATAGACTTTGCTAAACCCCCCTCAGACATAAGAGCAGGGGAACGTATATGAAAGGGTGGTGCGAAAGCATCACCCTTCCATATTTATGATAAACTATATTTTACATGGCTACTGAAGATCAGTTAGGAAATCAAAGGGAACTTAATAAAGCTTTAGGAGAATATACTAGCGGTTTAACAGATGCTTCTGATTTTATATCTATTTTATCTTCTAGAAGTAGTGAATTAGTAGACCAATATAGAGCTTTAGGTAGATTATCAAAAGGTGATTTTACTGAAGGTAATAAACAAGCCCTTGTTGCAATTAGACAAGTAGCTAAAGCTGCTCGTGATATGCAAAATCCTTATGAAGAAATTAAAAAACTTCAAAAAGATATTGAAAAAGCAGAACGTAATAGAAGACAACTTATTAATAATATAGGAGCTGAAACTAAAAGATTAAACGATAGAGAAAAAAAGGATTTAGAAAAAATTGAAGCTCAACGTAATAAAATCCTAGGCATAGAAGATAGACAAAGAATTGTAGAAGATAAATTAGGGAAAAAAAGAGTTAATGAAGCTGAAAGTTTTTTTGACCTTCAAGTAAAAATAAAAGAACAAGAAGAATTTATTAATGAACTTGCTCTTGCAGGAATAAAAGCGGATTCTGAAGCTTATCTACAAGCTGAAGCCTCCCTTATGACAATGGAAGCCCAAAAATCAGCTAGAGCAAAGAACTTAACTGATTTACAAAAAGAATTTTTATTAAATGAAGAAGGTTTAAGCACGGAACGAGATAAACTTGAAACGCAGGAAGATGGATTGTCTCTTCAACAAAAAATGCTTTTAGCCCTCCAAGAAACGCTTATAGCACAAGAAAAAGGACTAGATTATCTTGAAGATCAAGAAAATAGATTAAAAACTATAAATAGAGCCCAAAGTTTCTATAATAACACACTAGGTATTTCAGGTAAACTCCTAAAACGATTAGGGTTTGAAGGTTCTAAAATACAAGATGCTATTGATGCAGGTAGTGAAGCCTCAGGAGATTTAGCTAAACAATTAACCAACTCGGGACAAGAAGCGGTTGGATTGGGAAGTAAACTTAACATTTTCTTTAAAGGATTAGGTAGTTTTCTTAAAGTTTTAGCTAAAGAAATATTTGCACTATTTACTTTAGGAGTCCTTAATAAATTTATTGTACAACCTTTTAAATTAGCATTTAATGCTTTATTAGCTCCTGCCAAAAAAGTAGCTGGAGAAATTAAAGGATATTTTAATGAATTTGTAGAATTTTTTATGGACTCTTTCTTCAGCATTAAAGGATTTGTACAATCTTTTAAAGTAGGTGAAGAACTTCTCTTTAAATACTCCCAAGCAACAGCTGATTTAGCTACTAATTTAGGCATAAGTACTAATGAAGCTAAAACTTTATTTAATCAAGCCGATAGAATAGGTAATAAATTAGCAATGTTACCTGAAGAAGTTCTTAAGTTAACAGAAAGTTTACAACAAGCTTTTGGTACTACCCAAAAATTTAGTGATGAAACTGTAGAAAGTTTTGGAGTTTTAGTTCAAAGATTAGGATTTACTAATAAACAAGCCGCTGATTTTGTTAAATTAGGGCAACTTCAAGGAAAAAATGCTGAAGAATTAAATAATGAATATGGTCTTCAAATTAAATCGTTAAAAGCAAGAGAAAATATTGCCCTTAATGAAAGTGAGGTAATGAAAGAAGTAGCAAATGCTAGTTCTGCTATAGTATTAACTTCAAGGGGCCATGGTACTAATTTAGGAATTGCTGCTTTTAATGCCAAAAAATTAGGTTTAGAATTAAGTAAAGTAGAAAGTATAGGTAGCAGCCTTTTAGATTTTGAAAGTTCTATTTCTAAAGAAATGGAAGCTGAGCTATTAACTGGGAAAAATTTAAATCTTGAAAAAGCAAGACAAGCAGCTTTAAATAATGATTTAGGAACATTAGCAAGTGAAATATCCCGCCAAGCAGGATCAGCAGCTGAATTTGGTAGAATGAATGTTATCCAACAAGAGGCATTAGCGGCTGCTGTTGGTATGACTAGAAATGAATTAGCAGATGTTCTCAAAACTCAAGAACTTTTAGCGGGCACTGGGTTTGAAGACATGAGTGAGGCTCAAGCAGATTATCTTAAATTAGTTGAAAAAACTGGTTCTGAAGAAAAAGCTATGGCTTTAATGAGAGAAAAAGGGGCTAGCAGAGAATTAGTAGAACAAGTTAGAAAAGCATCAGCACAAGAATTAGAAGCTAAAAGACAAAGAGCATTAGTTACATCACAATTAGAGATGGCTGAAGCTATGAGACCTGTAGCACAAGCTTTTAGAGGTATATTACAACTAGTGCAAGACATTAGAGGGGTAATGATAAAAGAAATGGAACCTTTCTTTAAAGAATTTGGGATATCTATAGAAGATGCTTCTGATTCTTTAGAAAAGGGATTTCTTAGTACTGCCTCAAAATTAGGTAAAAAACTTAATGATATAGGATTAATCCTTATAGACTTTAGTAAAGAACATGGTCCTGAAATTAAAAAAACTTTTTTAGCAGTATATGATGTATTTGAATCTTTTTATGGATTACTCGGAGACATAGTAAAAGAATTATTTGATATAGAAGGTATTTCTAATATAGGTGATCCTTTAGAAAGATCTTTAAGTATAGTAAAATCAACAGCTGAGAGTGTAGCAAATTTTATTAAAGGGATAGATGCTGGAAAAATAGCGGACAACATTAAATCAGCTGCAAGTGGAGTAGTTTCCTTTTATGAGGGATTAAAAGCTACTATTAATTATATTAAAGAAAATCCTATAAAAATAATCCTAGGGGCGGCTGGTTTAAAAGGTTTGCAACTTTTATTTAAAATGGGAGCTACCCCTTTAAATCCTATGTATGTAAGAGACATATCTAAAACAGGGGGAATACCCCAAGGAGGAACAGGATTTGCTCAAGGTACTCGTTTAGGTAGATTTGGAAGTAGAATAGCTACTACTTTAAGTCCTAATATAACAGGTCAATTAGGTACAAAAGGAGGAGCTGTAGTAACCAATGCTGCTGGAACAAGATTATATGGAGCAGCTGCTCAAAATGCTGCAAGAGCAGGAACCGCTACTGTAGCAGGAAACACAGCAGCAGCAGGAACTGGAACTGCCATTGCAGGCTTAGCAACAGTAGCAGGTGCCCTTGCCGCTGCAGGTTTTGTAGCTAAAGGTGCTTATGATGTTGCTCAACTAAATGAAAGAAACACAGAAGGAGAAAGTGCTGAAGCTTTAGGAGGACTTGTAGGAGCAGGAGGAGGAGCTGCTTTAGGAGCTGCTATAGGTACTTTAATCCTACCAGGAGTAGGTACAGCAATTGGTGCTGGTATTGGTGCGGGTGTAGGATATTTTGGAGGTAGAGCTGTAGGGTCTATGGAAAAATATCAAGACTCCTTAGATAAAGCTAGAAAAAAATTAGTAGAATCCGAAAAACAAAGAGAGGCAGCTCAATCCCTTAGAAAGGCACAGCAAGAATTTTTATTAATTCAATCAACAACAAACCTCCAAAGTGGATTTGATTCATTAGCTGAAGATAGTGGGGTTATGGTTAATGGAGCTTTAGAATTAACAGGTCTCCAATTAAAAGAATTTGCAGATGACCTCCTCCTTTCAGGGCAAATTACAACCAAACAATATGAGGATGCTATTAGTGGAGTTATCACATCTTCAACTTTATTAGAAACCGCTATTGATAACCAAAAAACTAAATTTGCTGAATTAGAGACCTCAACACAAGGTGTAATAGATGCTCAAACTAAATTAGCACAAAAGGAAGCTGATAGATTATTTGGAGATAAAGGCAGCATAGAAGCCAAGCAAAATGTTATCAATAACTTTTTAAATGATGATGAATTTAAATCAGAGATTTTAGATGATAATCAAAAAGCCCAATTTGAAGATCTTCAAAAGACAATTGAGGGTTTTAGGGTTATACGTGATAGAAGTGGTCTAGGAACGGTAAAACTAAAAGATGCAATTGATTCATCTGATAACAAAGAAGACCAAATTCAAGCAGTTGAAAAAGCTTTAATGACCGGGTTTGGTTTTGAGCGCCAAATGGCTAAAGAATTTGCTGAAGAAGCTATTACTGAAACCCAAACATTATTTGAAGCAACTAAAAAATTAATTAGTGAAACAACTGGAGGAATTTTAAATCCTGAACAACTAGACATAGCAACTAGAGCAGCAGTTGAACAGCAAAGTAAGTTAGGAACGGAGTTTTTGGATAAGGATTTAGAAGAAACTGGGGACATGGTTGCGGCAGGTTTAATGGCAGTTGGGAAAACCTTAGAAACAGCCCTTGCTAGAAATGAAAACTACGTATCACAAGTGGGGGTCCAATCAAACCAAATGGCAATCAATGCTAATCTTATAAATGAATCACTTGAAAAACTATATAAATCTTTTAACGCACAAACAGGAGAAGATGAGGCAAATAATTTAATTAGCAATCTTTTAGATTTTGAAATTGGAGATGGTAAGACATTTAAAAGTATTTTAACTGAGAAACAACTTAATAGTATCCAAGGTTTTGCTAGTGAAGGGATAAGTAGTGAAGAACTTAAGAATATTGAGGAAATAATCGTAAATCTTCAAAAAAACGAGGGTGTTAATGAAGATGTTATGAGCACACTTTTAAAATCCTTTAACAGCCGAGTCACACAAGAAACAAATGATGGAGTTACAACATTTCATAATGTTCAAAAAGTAGCAGATGCTGCTTCCATTTCAAATAATGGTCCCTTTAAAATCGAAGATGTCAATGGTAATCTAGCTATTACCCATCCTAACGATAAATTGGTAGTATCACCAAATGTTTCTTATGTATCTGATGGAATGTCTGGAAAAGGAGGTCCGGTATTCCCGGTAAGTGAAAATTTTGGTGCTTTAGATGTTAAAGTTGGTCAATCTGGGGTGATGGTCCAAAAAGTTAAAGATGGAACTGCCGGAAATATTTCATATACGGAAGTTGCTGGAACAACATCATCAACCCAAATTAATAACCTTAATACTATTCAACAATTAGGAGTTACTGGAGTTACCTCTGAAAATTATAAAGATTTATTTACGGCACAAGCTGTAGAATCCTTTGGTAAAAAATATTTTAATAGTACTATGAAAAACATGGCAGATAGCCAACTATTATCTAATTTTACCCCATCAGCCAATACTCCACCAGCAAAAGATTCATTTATTGTAAATTACCAAGATGGAAAACAAGACCAAATCACCAATTCAGGAGAATTAAGCTTCCCAGCAATTAATTACAAAACAAATGATATTGAATCTATTTCAGCTTCGGGGAATGGTTTATTAGCTTTATATAGAGCTATTGAAAGGTTAGGAAAAGGATTAGCTCACAGATACACAATCGGATTTAACCAAGAAAGAACCTCAGAGTTAATAGACTTTGATACAACAAGAATTAATGATCTTGTTAGCACTTTTAATTCTATTAGAAATGCTACTTCATATCAAGCCGTACTACCCAAAGAGCAAAATCAAACCCATTTTATTAACAAGAATTTTGTAGTTTCTGAAGGGGTTGAAGATTTTATAGAAAACTCATTATATAGTACTTATTATAATTACATTCCTCGTGATATAAGAAAAAATCTTAAGGGACAAACGGGTGATACTAGGTATAATGAATTAGGTCTAAATCCTTACGATTTTACTCCACTTCCTGGAATAATAGGCAATATAGAAAAAACTCCTAGGAGCACACATAAAAATCGCTATGCTGGAGGCGGAGCAGCTAGAGATATAAGAGACTTCTTTGTACCCCAATACAGAGAAAATATTATTCAATTTATAAAAAATTATGTAAGTGAAGAAAAAGCAGAGATGTTTAGATCTGCTATTAATCCTAAGATAGGCGTTCCTACAGGATGGGATTATATTTTTGGTAAAAAAGAATATGGCTCTAGAGTTGTACCTTCTGCTAATTTATCTACCAAAACTGGTGAATATGAGGAGGGTTCTATTCAAAGAGTTCAAGATGCTGTGTCTCGTAAAGAAAAAAAAGAAAGAAAAAAACAACGAAGAGCAGATAAAAAATTAAAACCTCTTGAATTAATAGACATTTTTGATTATGTTGAAAATAATAGATTAGAAATAGAACACCCTACAGAACTTTTAGGAATAAAACCTTCACCTATAGAACAAAGTGAAAGAGAAAAGAGGCAAACAAGAAGAGCTAAAAGAAAAGTTGAAAGACAAGCAAGAAGAGCCAAGAGAAGAGCTGAAAGACAAATAAAAACAAATGAAAAAATAAACGAACCTTCCCCAGAGATAGCATTTTCCCAACCTTTACTTTTAACCTCCCCTGAAATAGAACCTGCTGGAAGGTTTGGTGAAGAACTTCAAAATTCAATAGAATCTAAAACAGAATCAAAAGCAGAATTTCATAAAATAGTATTAGAAAACATTTCACCTCAAGTTGAAGAGCTTACATTAAGAAAAGGTTACACCCCCGCACCTACTCACGAAGAAGTCTATGAAAAAGATAAACTCCTTAAATATAAAATGCAGGATGTAGGAAAAAATACTTTAGTAAGAGATGTACAAACCACATTAAAAGATACTTATAATTTAGATGAGGGATTCTCAGATGGTTTTTATGGTGGGGGATCTCGTAGATATTTAAAACAATATCAATCTTCACAAGGTTTAAATAGTGATGGAATTGTAGGAGGTAGAACATATAGAGCCTTATTTACACCTAAGAAATTTGCAGAATATTTAAAAGATAACCCTGAAATAGTTTCTCAACCTGAATTAATTTCTCAACCTGAAATACCTCAAACTAGTACTCCTTTAGCCCAAACTCCTGATTTTATGCTTAGCCCACAAGGCCAATTAGAAAAGAAATCGTTAACTTATACAAGAGATGGTTTCTTTGGAGAAGTATTTGAAGCCTCTAAAGATTATTATAACTTAGTAACAGAATTTGGCATCTCCTCAGCAAAAGTAGCATCAGAATTCATTTCAAGCCCTCAAGAATGGTTGTATAATACATTTGGAGAATTAGGAAGTAATGCTCCATCAATAGTAGGTCAAATATTTAATTCATCCCCTATTAAAAAAGGAGCATTTAATTTAGCTAAAAACACTACTAAAAAATTACCTTATATTGGTCCTATTATAGATGCTTTACTAGGAGGATATAAAGGTTATGAAGCTATACAGGAATATAAAAATGATCCTCAATCTCCACCTATTTCAAAATTATATGAAGAACTTGGAAGTATTGGATATGAAACCTTAGGTGGTATGGGGGGCTCTATATTAGGAGGAATAGCATTAACCCCACTTTTAGGACCCCCTGGAACTATAGTTGGAAGTATTGTAGGAGGTATTTTAGGTCAAATTTTAGGAAAAGCAATAGCCGATAAGTTTGGTTCTGGAGGATTAGGAGAATTTATGGTTAATGCTTTTACTGAGTTACCACAAAAAGTAGAAGATGGATCTGCATCACCTTCAAGAGGCCCCTTTTCAATAACAGATAGATTTGGGTCCACTGCGGTTACTGCAACTAATGATGGGGTTGTTGTTTCTCCTAACATTTCATATGTTAATGATGGTATGACTAACGCCAATTCCATTGAAACTATTACATCATATAATATACCACAAAATACCCCAGTAGTAGAAAATGTAACAACCGATAATTCTACTTTAGAACAAAAAGTAGCAGATTTAGATACAACTATGAAACAATTTGTTCAACAAATGAATCAAGTAGTAAACCGCCCTGTTATAGTAGAATTAGATGGTAATAAAGTAGGGGAATCAATAGGAAGAAATTCATATAGAATTCAATGATTCCAAAAATATGTAATATTTATAATAAATCGATTTTTAATTTTCACTTTTAAAACAAACAAATCATGGCACTAATAGACTCAGTATCAACAAGCAATTTAAGTCTAGGAGGAGGTGATCCACAAATTACTAACCCCGCCCCTTCAAATAATGGAGTTAACATTTTACAAGGCTCCCTTTTTGATATCAATGATGGCGCTACTCCTGGTAGATATCTAGATAACCCCCCACAATAATTTTAGGGAATATTTGGAATTATAGACCTTTAAATTGGTTATTAAAAGGCCTTCTTTCCTGATAAAGGAAAAAAGGTCTTTTTATTTTCTCTAAAAAAAAACATATGCCTGGTATAGTTAATCTTACTTCAAATTTAAGATATCCTTTTGAAGGTCCACCACCTTCAAGAGATGGAAACGAGGCTATACCCCAAATTGGAGAAAACCTTATAAATGTTTCTAACACAACTCCCTCTGAGTTTCGAAACAAAAACACAACAGAATATCCGGTCAACAGAACAGGAGATAGCCCTTTACTTCAACCTATTACCCGCACAGGAAAAACTTTAATTGAAAGTGAATATAGGAATCTTCAACCTAGTAAAAAAGGAGGCAGTAAATCTCCTTACATATGGACTCCTGTACCTAAGTATGATGATTCAGGACCCAATAATTCCCCTGGTAAAGATGTAATAGGCAGATCAGGATATTTAAATGCCACTCTTACAGACCTTGATCGTCTTACACAATGGGGGCTTGATGGAACTGGGGGAGTTTTATATCTTCTAAAACAAACAGGTCTATCTTTATCAGCCCCTAAAACTTTAGGAAATCCTAAACGAATATATAGCCCTGCTAATACTTTAGCCCAAATAGCAGTTGGAGCTATTAGTGGCATTCATTTTAACAAACAAGGATTATTACCTAGTGTAAATGATAATGATAAATATGAATATCGTTTAAGATATGAATTTAATGGAAATGAAGAAACAGGAAAATTAAATCGTTTAGTAGCTTTAAAAACTGCTAAACTCAATCAAGATGGTCAAAGCATTAAAGCAGGAGATGCTCTAAAATTAGATATAAATAGAAATAACGATTTAGTTCTTCTTCAATATCTAGGAGGACCTAATTCTGTTTTAGGTGTAGGTCAAACCCGTATTAAAAGGTATGAATTTACTGAAACTTGGGCCAATGATTTATCATCTAAAGAATTAAAAAAACAAATACTTGCTCTTACTTATAACCAACTTGAAAATGAAGTTTCCCTTACTAGATTAGAAGGAACGGGATTAGTTAGTATAGGTAATTTTGCTAAAATTTTAAAAGACAATTCCACAGCATCTTCTGGAGTGAAAAAAACTATTTTAGGTAGAATAGCAGATTATTCTCAATTTAATAGAAATACAACTTATAATGCTGGGGACCCTGGAAATAGTTCTACATTAGATAGAGAAGCTTATTACCAAAAAGAACCTAATGGTAAATTAAACGGAGTAGATAAATTAAACTATCGAAGAATATATGCTACTGAAGATGGAGTAGCAGAAGGCTATGAAGATATAATTAAATTTTATTTTGCAGTATTAGATAATGATAATCCTGAAAGAAAAGTTTATACCCATTTTAGAGCCTATTTATCTAATTTTGGAGATGACTATTCAGCTGAATGGAATTCTTTTAGATATATGGGAAGAGGAGAAAATTTTTATAGATACCAAGGATTTGACAGAAGTATTAGTGTAGCTTTTAAAGTTCATGTAAGTTCTAGAGCAGAATTATTTCCTACTTATGATAAGTTAAATTATTTAGCATCTGTTATGACTCCTGATTATTCTGAAGGAGGATTTATGAGAGGAAATTTAGTAGAATTAACCATAGGAGATTATTTAAACAAAACTCCAGGAATAATAGAAAAATTAGAATATGCTTTTCCTGAGGATTCCCCTTGGGAAATTGCTAGGTTAGATAATGGAAAAATAGATAAAAATTCTGCTGAATTGCCTACTTTAATAGAAGTTAATATGAATTTTAAACCTATTCACCAATTCCTCCCTAGAACTATTAAATCTACTACTGTAGAAGACAGATTCTTTGACGAATTAGATATCCCCCCAGAATCTCAATTCATTAGTTTAGGATCAGATAATAGAGGTTATAAACCTTATTCTTCCCCACAAACTTCTGAATAATGAAACGTTATACTAATATAAAAATACAAAATGACTCCATAGTCAAAGAAGGAGTTAGGTTCCGTTCTACAACAAAATATCCAACTATTCCCCTTTCTGTAAATGATATATATGTCATAACACAATCTGGGGATAGATATGACTTATTAGCCAATAGATATTATAATGATAAATCTTTATGGTGGGTAATTGCTTGCGCAAACCCCTCAATAATATTTGGAACTTTAATCCCCCCTCCAGGTTTTCAGTTAAGAATTCCTATAAAAATTTCAAGTATTTTAGATAGTTATAATAAATTGAATAATGGTTAAAAATGGAAGATATAGTAGGAGCACCTTTTAGTAATTGGGTAAAACGTCAAATAGATAAAAGACAAGAAATTTTAGGAAAATCTCAACGTTCTCCTGAAGAAATACAATTTTTATCTAATAAAAATTCTTGGATAAGAGTAGCTTCTTCTGTAAATTTAACAGAAGATATAGCAGATGATCAAATAAAAGATCAAAATCTCCTTAGTGATACCTTAGCTAAGGGGTTTATATTATTTGGGGGGATTACACCTGCTAAAGATAACCCAAATAATATTTTAACTTATCAATCCCCTTTAGGGGGAGTAGTACCTTCTCAAGAATCAAGAAATTCTTTTCTTGATAGTTCTAAGTATTCTTACGGATTTGGATCCTCAGAGTATGGTTATACCCCTCCCCCAGGTATAAATAGTTTAAAAGTTACTCATCAAAATAGAGGATCTATTCGCAAATATGTTTTAAAACTAAAAGCTCAAAATTTAGATCAATTTAGAATAATTGATGCTTTATATTTAAGACTAGGATATTATATATTAGTAGAATGGGGTCACACTTCATATTTTACCGATGGAGAAGGAGAAGGTGAAGAATTTGAATTTAAAGGTACCCCTGAATACAACACAGGGGCTTTTACAGCATTATTTAATGGGTCTAAGGATGACATAATACAGCAATTAAAAAATGATAGACAAAAATCTTCTGGAAATTATGATGGAGGTTTAGCTAAAATATCTAATTTTTCTTGGGTTTTTAATGGGGATGGTAGTTATGATATAACTATAAATGCTGTTTCTATAGGAGGAATAATAGATTCTCTTATAATGAATTTTCCTGGAAATTCTTTAAAAGTTTTTGATTATCCTTCAAACTTTGTAATAAAAAATTTAACTCCTGAAGAAGAAATAAAAATAGCAAATGATTTAGGAGAACAAATCCCTAATGACCACACTACAGATACTGCATTTTTAGGAGTTGTAAAAAATTTTATTTCTAAAGGAAAATTAGAAGAACTTCTAGAAGCGGGAGCATTAGAAGATAGTGAAACTACTATTGGAGGTACTCCACTCAATACCTTAAATTATGATGAATATGCTGGGACTATATTTAGCAACCAATATAAATCTGTATTAAATAATAAATTGTTAAATGATGTTTTAACTTTAAAAAATGCAGATTGGATAAAATATAATGATATTAATAGGTATAAAAAAATAGGTAATCTTTTAGCTATTAAATTTGAAAGTGGTGATAGTAAAAAAAAGGATAGAGAAAATTATTATTTAACTTTAGGTTCACTTTTTTCCTTCATTACAGAAACTATATTAAAATTAAATTTTTCTCAACCCGGAACTACAGATGAAGAACTAAAAGAGGTACAGCCCTTAATAGGATTAGAATATTTAAATGAAATTTTTACTCACCCTTGCGCGGGATCATCTGATCCTTATACTTGCCTTGTTCCCTTTGAATTTCCACCTTATGAAGGATTTGACAACCCTGTAAATTCTTTTTTACAAACTATCATACCAGATAAATTTAGAACATCTCCCGAACTTCCTTTTGTAGGTGTAATAGGAGATATTTATGTAAATATGGAATGTATAGCTGAAATTTTGGATGCTTTGGAAGCAGTAGATCCAAATAATAATATTCGTTTATTTGAATTTTTAAATGAATTAATGTTTCGTATCCAAATATCTTTAGGAAATATTAATGAATTTACTGTAACCTATAATGAAACTTCTAACAAAATAGTAATCCAAGATGACACTAAAATTCCAGGATTAGTAGAATCTAAAATAGGAGAAGATATAGAACCTACTCAATTAAGAGTTTATGGGGTAAATACTTTAACCCCCCAAGGAAGCTTTATTAAAAATGTTAATATGGTATCAGAACTAACTCCTAACACTGCTAAAGAAATGGCGGTTGGAGCAGTAGCTACAAAAGATAATATAAATGATAGTACTGCTTTAATAGGAAGATGGAATTTAGGTCATGTGGATAGATTACAAGAATTAGATACTGCTTCTGCTTCTAAAGGAAAAAATAACGATTCTGTTGAAAAAAAATTAAAAGTAATATATAAAAAATATTATAATTATTTAGTAAATACATACTATAATTTTTTATCCCCTACAGGACCTGACATAGGAACTGCTTCTAGCAATGCCGCAAGTTTATTTAAATATGATTTAGCTATAAAAACTAAAAATGGGGAAATAGCAGGAAAAGGTTTTATTCCTGTAAATCTCCAAATTACTTTAGAAGGACTATCAGGAGCCCTTTTATATCAAAAGTTTGAATTAACTCCTAATATTTTACCACCTTCTTATGACAAAGGGATAGAATTTATAATAACATCTATTGATCATAATATTGTAGGGAATGAGTGGACTACAACATATTCAACACTTTCTTCTCCTAAAGCTAGGTCTATAGAAGGAGACACCCCATCCCCAAATTCTTTTAATACAAATGCTTTTAGTACTTTAAAAATAGAATAATTAATGCCCTATTATCCTAAATCACAAACAAAAGAAAATCTATTTACTGCAGGGAAACAATTTCAAATTATTTCCTCTCAAGAAGAATACATTGGATATTATTGGGTAACTTCTAAAAATAAATTCTTTACAGGTAAAAACCCTCAAGATACTCCATCAATACCTTTACAATTAATACCTATATTACCTAAACCTAAAATATCTTTACTTACTTATGCTCAAGGTAATGAAATTTATAAAAATTTAAAAAATAAAGATGTAACTAAAACTTTACACCTTCCTTATTATCAAAAACCTTCCCCATTAAAAGAAGATTACCAAAAAGGTAAAATTCAAAGATATTTTGCTAAAAAAATAAACGAAAATTTATATATAGAAATAAATAAAAAAATATATGATAAATTATTTAAAAAAGATTCTGGATATGATTATACTTTATACTTAATATTTAACTTAACATGGTTGATTAGTGGGAATGAGTTACAAGTAAAATCTACTAATCAAAAAATTATTTCTTTAACTGAAAGAAAAAACAAAATAGAAGGTTTAAACCAATATCTTAATTTTAATTACCTAGAGTTTTATAACCAGGAATTTTAAATATTTATAATAAATAACCTTTACTAGTTTTATGGCACTAGATTTTAAAATAGATAGAGAACCTAAAGGAATACTTTGTATTCCTTATACTATAGTAGCTCCCAATACTACTCCGGGTAAAGGTAGAATATCTTTTGGTCCTACTAAATTTGTGGACAATATTACTAAAATTAATATCCATAAAACTACTAATTTGGATGTTGATCTTGAAGGGTTATTAGAAGTTTCTACTTCTGGTGTAGTTACTATATATGATAGGACTAATCCTGATATTTATGTAATTTTTAAGTATTCTAGTATTACTGATCAAGGTAACTTTGTAGAATTTATAATAGATGGTAGTACAAATTTATCAACTTCTAAAAGACAACCATTCCAAGAAGGTACTCAAGTTTGTATATTATTTACTGGAAGTGGTGGTGGAGGAGAGGGCACTACATCAGGTACATCGGGTACAAGTGGTCTAACAGGTTCCTCCGGTACAAGTGGCACTTCAGGTTCAAGTGGTTCTTCAGGAACATCAGGTACTAGCGGGCAAAGTGAATATTGTATTTTTTATGATAGAAAAAATATTGGTGCTAGTTCTGACATTTATCCTTGGGATAGATCATGGAATACTAGTGATTCTTCTAACCAAGCTACCTCCTATAATGTTAATAACGCTGCTACTTTACGTATTAACACAAGTTCTCAAGATAATGTAAATTTTACAGAATATTTAACCCAACACCAAGCTGGTACTATTAATATAGCTGAAAAGTATGGAAGTGAGTTTGTAACATTTACTTATACAGGGGTTGACTCAGTTCAACAGATCCCAGCATCTTCCCCAGCACAATATTATGTAGCTCTTACAGGACTAAATGCTATAGCATCTTCTTCAGTTACTCCTTTTAGTGGGGATGATGAAACTTGTATTAATATAATACCTAATGGCACCCCAGGCTCATCGGGTACAAGTGGTACATCAGGTACAAGTGGTTCATCGGGTACAAGTGGTTCATCGGGTACAAGTGGTACATCAGGTTCAAGTGGTACCTCAGGTTCAAGTGGTACCTCAGGTTCAAGTGGTACTTCAGGAACTTCAGGCTCAAGTGGGACGTCAGGAACATCAGGTTCATCAGGCACTTCAGGTACTAGTGGTTCATCAGGCACCTCAGGCACTTCAGGTTCTAGTGGTACATCCGGTACTAGTGGTTCATCAGGTACTTCAGGCTCTAGTGGCACATCAGGTACAAGTGGTTCTTCAGGTACATCTGGCTCAAGTGGTACCTCGGGCACATCAGGCTCAAGTGGCACTTCGGGTACAACTTTTCTTAAATGCCTTGATTATGATTTAGTAACTTCTTCACCTGCAGGAACCGGAGAAATATTCTTTTCAGTTCCTAATGGTTTTTTAATTATACAAACTAGTTTAGCAGTAAATCAAACTGATAACAATTCAATTGATCAATCCTCATTTTTAGACATAATTAAAAATTTTGGTTATGGTTCTCTTTCAGTATCTGATGGAACCATAACAATAATATATAATTTTAACAATGTCACAGAAACCGGTGGAGTATATACTTTTGATATAAGTTATGCTTATATTGATGGTCTTGTAGCAGATAAACCCACTGATATGGCGGGTCCTGTTACTTTATGTATAAATGCTTTAGTAAGTAGTGGTACATCAGGTACTACAGGCTCAAGTGGTACCTCAGGTACCTCAGGCTCAAGCGGCACTTCAGGAACTTCAGGCTCAAGCGGCACTTCAGGAACATCAGGTTCATCAGGCACTTCAGGTACTAGTGGTTCATCAGGTACTTCAGGTACATCAGGTTCTAGCGGTACTTCAGGTACAAGTGGTTCTTCAGGTACCTCCGGCTCAAGTGGTACTTCAGGTACATCAGGCTCAAGTGGTACTTCAGGTACTTCGGGGTTAACAGGTTCTTCAGGTACTAGTGGTACATCTGGTTCTTCAGGTACTAGTGGTACTTCAGGTTCATCAGGTACATCTGGTTCATCAGGTACATCAGGCTCTTCTGGTACAAGTGGTTCATCAGGCCACGATGGTTTTTGTGTTGAATATGAATACCAAGAAGGTAGTACAGATGTATCCGTAAGTGCCGGAGAATTTTATTATAACACCATTAAAACTGAAGCAACCCAAAGTAGATTTACTATAGGAAGTAATACAGATCTTGATGTATTTTTTACTGCTCTTTCTGAACAAATAGAAAGTGGAAGTTTATTTTTAAAAGGTCAATCTAGTCCCTCAACAGCTTTTGTTGCTAGATTTGATAGTATTAGAGTTGATGGGACTCTTATATATTACACATTATCTAATGTTCAAGATGGTGCTAGTGATAATGATTTAATGTGTTTTGAAATAATAGCTGATGGTGTAAATGGCACTTCAGGCTCTAGTGGCTCTTCGGGCACATCAGGCACTTCAGGTTCTAGTGGTACATCAGGTACAAGTGGTTCTTCAGGCACATCAGGTACTTCAGGTTCTAGTGGCACATCAGGTACTTCAGGTTCATCAGGTACAAGTGGTACATCAGGTTCTAGTGGCACATCAGGTACTAGTGGTTCATCAGGTACTTCAGGCACATCAGGCTCTAGTGGTACATCAGGCACTTCAGGTTCATCAGGTACTTCAGGACTTACAGGTTCTAGTGGTACATCAGGTACTTCAGGCTCATCAGGTACAAGTGGTACATCAGGTTCTTCAGGTACTAGTGGTACTTCAGGTTCATCAGGTACATCAGGTACTAGTGGCTCATCAGGTACTTCAGGTACATCAGGTTCTTCAGGTACATCAGGTACTAGTGGTTCATCAGGTACTTCAGGTACATCAGGTTCTAGTGGTACATCAGGTACTAGTGGCTCCTCAGGCACTTCAGGTTTAAGTGGTTCATCAGGAACTTCAGGTACATCAGGTTCTAGTGGCACATCAGGTACTTCAGGTTCATCAGGTACAAGTGGTACTTCAGGTTCATCAGGTACTTCAGGTACAAGTGGCTCCTCAGGTGTTACTTATCTTAAATGTCTTGATTATGATGTGCTAGCGCAAAATGGTCCTTCGGGAGATGGTGAAATATATTTTAGTAGCTTTAATAACCCTATAACTACCCAAACTTCCCTTGAAGTAAACCACCAGGATAGTAATGGAACTGATCAAGAATCATTTTTAGATATAATTGATGGTTTTGGGTATGGTTCCCTTGCTATAACATTCAATGATGGAAATATTGCTACTTATAATTTTTCTAATGTAACAAAATCCACAGGGACTGATACACGTTATACCTTTACTATAAGTTTTGCCTCATTTAGTGGGGGAAGCGAAACCCCAGTAGATTATGATGCAACACTAGTTACACTTTGCATTTCAGCTTTAGTCAGCAGTGGCACATCGGGCACAAGTGGTTCTTCAGGTACATCAGGTACATCAGGTTCTAGTGGTACATCAGGCACAAGTGGTTCTTCAGGTACTAGTGGCACTTCAGGTTCCTCGGGTACAAGTGGTACATCAGGTTCCTCAGGCACATCAGGCACATCAGGTTCTAGTGGCACTTCAGGTACAAGCGGTTCCTCAGGTACTTCAGGTACATCAGGCTCTAGTGGTACATCAGGTACAAGCGGTTCCTCAGGTACTTCAGGTTTATCTGGTTCATCAGGTACATCAGGTACTAGTGGTTCATCAGGTACTTCAGGTACATCAGGCTCTAGTGGTACATCAGGTACAAGCGGTTCCTCAGGTACTTCAGGTTTATCTGGTTCATCAGGTA